CATTTACTGAACGAGTTTCGTAATCTTTGATTCGGCTATAAGTGAAGTTTACAACCAGACCATCAGGGTCACGACAAACAACAAGGTCACCGTCAAAATCAATGATTTCACAATTCTGTGTAGGGTACATAGCACCGTAGTTACAGAAGATAGTGTCGCCAACTTTCATATCTTTAAGCATTGTGATTTCTCCTTAGCGAGTGATTTCAGTTTTGATGATTTCTACACTGCTGCCGTTGACACCAGACATAGTAACGTAGTAGTCATTTTCGGTAACTGTGATTTCTTCTTCTTTACAATCACCACCTTCTAGAATGTAAAGCTCACCGTACTCCATTGCTTTCTTCTTAGAACCGAAAGTCATACAGTAACCGTCTTCAGAACCCATCACAATGTAAATCATCTTAACTTCCTCTCAACAACTTATATAATGATCATAAAGTAAGATGCCTTACTTGTCAATAGTTTTTTTAAACTTTTTACGAATATTCTGCGATTGCTTCAAACAATGTGATACCACCATCAAAGTATAATTCTTCAATGTCAGTAGCTAACACTTCAGCATCGTATTTGCTGTAACCTTTTTCAATAACCAGTATGTTGTAAATCTGAGTCCAAATATCCATCATCGTTTCCTTATGCTGTTAGCTCGTATGGCTTGTTCCACTTGCCGACATTGATGTTGATGTAGTGACTAGTGTCAAAGTAGTCGGTCATTGCGTCACTGTTATCGTAGTAATCAGCACCGTACATTGCCGCAGTCAACTCATCAAGGAAGTTAGCAATCTCTTCTTCACCCAGTTTACGAGCGTTATCGGCATCGTAGAACTGATTCACATTGTAGTAGCCATCAACTGGGTAGAAAGTGCGATCGTCACGCTCGGCGTACATTTCACGCTGTTTGTTCTCAACACCGAGAAGGTCAAGTTTACCACCTTTAAGATTGACAACAAGAGTAGAGTAGTTCTGAACAGCAATAGAACCTTTCATGCCGTACTTTTTCAGTACCGCTTTGATTGCTGGAGTACGTTCTGCTTTACGTTCTTTGTTCATAAAAGCCATGGTTTCTTTCCTCTCATCAACTTATATAATGATCATAAAGTAAGGTGCTTTGGTTGTCAATAGGTTTTTTGAATTTTTTTGAAAATATTTTAAGTTAGGGTGCCTAGTCTTTTGTAACGGAACTGACTAGGACTTTGGGGGGGTTCTTTGCGTTATTGCAAATCAGTAACCCTAAATCGGCGATAGTCTGAAACTGGACTATCTGTTATTCTTCTATGAGGCAAGTTTCGCTCATCATGTTTGTCTGATAGCATCTCTATATGATGCGAAGATTGTATTTGAAAGAAAATTTGAGTTACTATCAATAACAAGTTCAACACCATAAACACAACAATCATCAAAGGCATACTTTCCATAGTTATTCTCCTTTACCAATCGTCACCATCCGTTGAAGCACTAGAAGCAGCCGTCTGTCCTGCGGTTTGGTCGCCTTCAACTTTTCGTTTTAGCAACTCTAGTTCTAATCGTAGTCTTTCGTTTTCAAGATACATTCTATCTTGCTCCAACAACATGGTTGTTTGACAGTTTATTCGTTGTGATTCAAATGAACCTCTTCCGAATTCAACTTTCATTGTTAGCATGACCTTTTTCTCTTCCGTTTCTGGGTCAGCCACAACACTTAGCTCTAACTCTTTCCCTGAGTTATGAGACCTTTCACATTCTGTCCCTGAATGTGTTTTAAACTTGTCTGTTACATTCGCGGCGGCAAGTGTATTACTTGTATAGCCACAAACGAGAGCAAACACGAGTGATAGTAGTTGGTGTTTCTTCTTCATAGCCCACTGCCTCTAATACAGAGCATACTATTACTTTTCGTTCTTGTTCTGTTTTGAATGTAACTGAAAACTGTTTCTTACTTCCAGGAACCATTTTAAATAGCTCTCTGTCAATAGTCCAATCAGCCACAGGTGTAACCCCATCCTTTTCAAAAACATTAACTTTTAGTACGATTGGAAAATCAAACTTGTTTTCTATTTTGTAGACCATAGAATGATTTTCGGCGTATGCTAACTCTTTTTGATACCCTGGCGACATTGAGTGAGCACTAGCGTTAATCGCTAGTGCCATCAGTGCGCTCATTAATATAGTTTTAATAAGCATTTATATTTCCTTAGATGTTACAAGTAACAACGTTTACTAGGTGGTAGTTTGTGTTTGATTCAGCCACGTAGCTATCAGATGTTGTTAGAGTATGGTCTATTTTTAGGTTTAGTACGTTACCACCTTCTAGGTTCTGTACAGTAAAGTCGTTACCGCCTACAGCAGAAGTTGGTGATTTGCGTGGGTTTTCCCAAGTTAGAGAAGATTGGTCGTAAGCAACGTCTACTAGATTGTCAGCGTCACCTTGTGCGTCTTGTAGTTTTTTGTTGTTGTCAACAACTACAGAGATAACGTCACGAGTTTTAACACGTACTTGACCGTCACCAGTAGTGTACCAAATACCGTTTGCTTCGTCCCATGCCATTGTACCGTCTTGTACGTTTAGGAAAGAACAACCAGATGGTAGAGTTTCAGTAGCACCTTCAATTTTGAAAGACTCGTTTGCGTAAGTAACTGAAGTAGTTGCCATTAGTGTAGATGCAACGAAAGTTGCGATTGCTAGTTTTGTAAAGTTCATTTTAATATTCCTTTTATAATCAATGGGCACCTTGTTTTCCGTGTTGCCGCCCATCCCGCACTTTAGTCTACTTGACCGTATAGTTTGGGTACCTTGATTATAGTGTCACCACCCCGTAGAAATCCTTTCTACAACACACTTTACAAAAAATCCTTTTGTCTGTACAAAAGTATAATAAGTCATCCTTGTCATCGTTTGTACAATATTATTTAAACCACTTGATATACCATTAACATATGATTTAACTGTTTTTAGTATTAGACATTGGTCTAGTATGTGTTTAATTACTACAAGCATAAATATAGTAATAGGAAACAATATATGCCAAGACTAAGTTTATACAGACCACATAAGGGTAATGACTACAATTTCATGGATAGAAATATTCGTGAGCAATTTGATATTGGCGGCACAGCCGTTCATGTTCACAAGTATTTGGGACCAAAACAAATCAATGGTAGTGATGACCCTAGCGAGCCAAATTATGGTTCTGGTCTAGAAGTTGATCCTTCATTGGGTATTGAAGTGAATCCAGAAGGATTAATTAACGAGACTAAGATACAAGACTTGCTATTCATGGAGAATCGTGACCGTAAGTATGACCCAGATATATATGAGCTACGTGGTGTATATAACGTTTCAGACAATGATTTTGACTTGACTCAATTTGGTCTATTCTTAACAAACGATACCTTGTTTATCACATTTCATATAAACGATATGATTGCTAAACTAGGGCGTAAGATTATGCCAGGAGATGTGTTTGAACTGCCGCATTTGAGAGACGATTTGTTATTGAATGCTGACCGCGAGGCTGTGAATAAGTTTTATGTAGTCCAAGATACTAACCGTGGTTCGGAAGGTTTCTCACAAACATGGTATCCGCATATATGGCGTGTCAAAGTGGCTCCATTGACCGATACACAAGAATACGCTGATATTCTAGGCACAGCAGATGACCCAGATTCATTGAAGAATAAGATTAGCTCATATAAGACTGAGATTAACATATCTAATGCTATCGTTAATAGTGCGGAAGATGCTGACCCATTAGGATTGCCTCTGGCTGACCATTTGTTTGGTGCCGAAAGAGAGCAAGACGAATATGACCATGGCGAAGTTTTACAAAGCGGTGACCAGTTCCCACAAGAGCCTAATGATGGTGATTATTTCGTAAGAACTGACTTCAATCCTAATCGTTTGTTTGTGTATCGTGGGTCTCGTTGGCATAGACTATATGATAATGTCAAGGATACTTCATGGAGTGACCGCACATATAACGCAAGTGGATTTATTGACAATAACAACACCGCTATTGTGAATAACGAAGAGTTTCCTGAAAAACAGGCATTGAGCAAAGTGATTAAACCTAAGAGTGATTTTGAATAATGGCAAAAGAAGTGCTATAGTATCTCTTGAAGAGGACTATATTCTTTGTCTTTAAGATAAATGAAAGAATATCCAGAACGCTCTACCAATGAGCGTTTTTTATTAAGGTCTCCTGGATTATTTTTTTCTTGTAGTTGTTCCACATACCAAGATTTTATTTCTATAGCAATGTTATCGTCTAAAATAAAGTCACATTCATAATAGTATTTTTCATACAACTCATCATTGAATACTTTTCCATTCGTCACTCTATCTAGTATTCCGATGCTTTCAGCATATTCAAGAAAATGTCGTTCTAATCTAGATTGATAAGTCAATGTTGTGTCTTTGTACTTTCTTCTTTTCCATCTTTCTTGGTGTTGACCTTTTTCCAGATTTTCAATATATGTACTCTTTGCTTTTTTTACGGTGGCATGATTGTGCATAGGATTATATTCTATCATTCGTTGACTCTTTCTTTTTTGTAATTCCGACCCTTGATATTTTGTTTCAAAGTATTCACGAACGTAATCTGCTTGTCCATTGCGATGTTGTTCTTTTGCTCGGGCCGACTGCTTTATTCTGTTCTTTAATCCTTCCTCGGAGGCATAAAACTGTTTCATTCCATTCACTCTTGCATCTTGAAACTCGTGTGAGTTTGTATTCAAATCAGTCATTATTTTAGAACGTCTATCCGCATATTCTTGTGAGTTTAACGGAGCTCCTGGAAACTTTTCAGAATACGTTTGTTTAGTATATCCAAGTTTAATTAATGATTTTTCATATATCGCAGAGCACTGTTTGCCCGTCAATAAGTTGGTTATCTTTTCATATGTATGTTCAGGAAAAGCACTATTAATGTCTTTAGGATTTGGTCCATCGTATTTTACATATTTGTTTATCATAAATATATTTATCTTATAGCGGAAATTTTTGCTAAATATAAGAAATAAAGGAGATTTGAAATGGCTAAAGAAGTGCCTTACTTCTATGACCGGCAGTTGAGGAGGTATATTCAACAATTTATTCGTTTGTTTAGCGGATTTAGCGTACAAATGGGCGTCAGTGATGATGCCAAGTTGCCTATTTTCCAACAAGTACCAGTACGATACGGTGACATTAACCGTATGGCGGCGCACATCACACGAGAAAACAGTGAAAACATTGCGAACACTGTTCCATTTATATCATGTTATGTCACTGACTTGTCAATGCAACCAGAACGCCGGGTACATCAACAACACGTAGAGAAAGTACAGGTATATGAAAAAGATGTAGACCCAGCAACAGGACAATATATCAATCAAGTAGGTAATACATACACAGTTGAAAGATATATGCCTGTTCCCTACAAATTGACTATGAACTGTGATATATGGACTTCTAACACTGATCAAAAGTTACAGTTATTTGAGCAAATAGGTGTATTGTTTAACCCTACATTAAATATTCACACGTCCAATGCTCCATTTGATTGGTCGGCATTAGCTTATGTTGAAATGGTTAATAGTATATGGAGTAGTAGACAAGTAGGAACAGGAATAGATGACATTGTAGATGTAATGACTTTAACTTTTGAAATGCCTATATTGGTCAATCCACCTGCTAAAGTTAAACATCAAAAAATCATACACACTATTCTCAGTGAGTTATATAACTTTGACCAACAGAACGAAGATTTGGAAGCATTTGGCGACCAAGAGCCGTTTGACGCAACAACTCTACAATACACGATTGTTACATTTGAAAACAAACAAATGAAATTTGAAAATAACCGAGCGTATCTATTAACTAGCAGCGGCAACACAATTGATGTAGAAACCGGAGATGCTTTAAATTGGTCAGAGGAGTTAATACCATTCGGCAGATTGCGAGAAGGCATTAGTCAGATTCGTATGCGAAAAAGTAACAATCCTACTAACAAAGATGCTGATATCATAGGAAGATTAAGTTTTGACGCAAATAACGAAAATGCGTTAATAGTTGACATAGACATTGACACGTTACCATCAAATACTATTCCTAATATAACAGGCGTAATTGACCCTACTAAAAATTATCCTGGAGATGGCAATGTTCCTGCTCCAGTATTGGGTGATAGATACTTGATAATCAGAGATTTGCCATTAACAGCAAATTGGAACAATATAGAAGCAAGTACCAATGATATATTAGAGTATAATGGTAGCTTCTGGTATGTATCATTTGATGCGAGTAGCGTAGAAGCTCAACAGTTTACAACTAACAATGCAAGCGGTGACCAATTAGAATGGAATGGTACTGAATGGTTTAATAGTTACGAAGGCATTTACAAGGCTGGATATTGGCGTTTATACTTATAATACGAGAAATTAATCATGGGCGATATTGCTTTAGGAAAACAGGACGTAGATTGGATTAAATACAACATGCATTTGTGTTTGGCCGAACTTGAATATTTTAAAGACTCCAATGAAATTGAAGTTATACATGATGTTGATGGTGAAGGATTATTCTCAAAATATTCCCAAAGTTGGATTGAGAAAAAATTACCTAAATTGAAATCTGTGGTAGCGGAGGTAAATTTTTTTTCTATGACAACATTTGGTTCGCATCTTCAGTTTATTCAACAAGATTATCCTAATATAGAAAATGTGTACATTGTTTTGCCCACAGAACCATATTTAAATCCGGCATTCGGGACACAGGAGCGACTTAATAAATGTAACAATAGTTTGTTCAATATTCAATATACATTTAATGTACATCTGATAGGATTTACTAGACCTATACAAAAATTAAAGCTAGAGCCGTTAGATGCATTGAGATTACTAGACCACCTTATGAATTTTTATTGGACCATAGATACTTTCACTGAAAATGATTATATGAATCCTACTGACTTGTTACTTTCAACATGGTTCGACCCCATAAAAGAAGCATGTCCTATATTGAATGACGAATACATTATTCAAAGATTGAAACAAAACATTAAGATAAGAAAAAATTTCACATGATTACAGCTAGCGGATGTATATTTCTAGCACTGGACACAGGCAGAGTATTACTACAACAACGAAGTGGCAAATCAAGTCATCCCAGAACTTGGGCGTTTTTCGGCGGAAAAGCAGAAAAAGATGAATCACCATTCAATGCTCTATTACGAGAATTAGAAGAAGAGATTGGTGTTATACCCGATGTTCAAAAGATTCATCCTCTCCACAAATTCACTAGTCCAGATAAAAAGTTTGAATACCATAGCTTTTGTGTAACTGTTTATGAAGAGTTTATTCCACAGTTAAACAATGAAAGTGACGGTTATTGTTGGGTAAAGATTAACAACTGGCCTAGACCATTACATCCAGGTGTTAAAGCACAGTTGTATAATAAAGAGTTTATCAAGAAAATAAAAACCATCCATGAGACTAGCCCGATGGATGGTTCTAATTGGTTAGATACGTTTAACTAGTCGCCTGTACGAATCTTTTTCTTCATACTTGCTACGAACTGTTCACGTAACCATTCAAAGTCATTGATTTTGTTCAATGCTTCTACATCGTTGGCAAACTCTTCGCCATATGCCTTACCTTCTAGAGCACCTTTGATACAGTAACGACCGAAACGGCCACCATTGTCAACGGTTGTCCATGCTTCTAGACGGTCAACGGTTTCTTGCCTAGGTGTTTGCGTCTGCTGGATGCCACTAGCTAGTTTGACACACTCACGGAACGCTGAACGCCATGTGCGGAACGGGTCTTTGTTGAATCGTGTAATACATGCCACATCACCTACAGGTTGATAGAATGCCACGCCAGTTGTAAAGTCTGGTAGCTCATGTCCCATTTCAAGTAGTTGTTGGCGTGGGAATAGTTTCAGACCACCAAAGCCGTATTCCAAATCGTTGATTGGGTTACGGGCTGACCATACGTATGTTGTATTAGAACGTTTATCTGCTGGTGGAACATAATCAAAGTTGAAGTGACCGAGAATGTCTGCATCGGCATCCACAATCCATACCATTTCAGTTTTTGCTAGCTCGGCACATTTTTTATGTGCATTGCCAATGCCTTCAACGTTTTTAACGTGCTGAGCATGAGGGAAGCGCTCTTTAAGTTTTAGGAAGTTACTATCTGCTTCTGCTTCATGAAACGAAATCATGAATATATCAAAATCAACTTCGTTGTAGCTTGCTTTAATTTTATTCCGCATTGAACCGTGTGCCACGCCACCGGTAGGCACAAGTCTAACATCACCCCATGAAATAGGATGACCAGTACGTTTCACGACTTTAGGAAATTCATGGATAAAATTATGGCCTAAATCACTGGGACGATAATGCCAAGGGAAATCAGAACGCACTTTAGCTGCCTCGTCAACAATCCAAACCATGTCGGATTTTCCTTGATATTCTTGTGCCATGCGAATTAATTCATCCGCATCAGTGACTCTAGGCGCGGTTATAACAGGATAAGACTTAAAGATATGCTTTTTGAGCCTATCCCATGGTGTTATTACACTCTGTCCTTTAAAATCAAATAACTCTGATCTTTCTAAGTTAATCATTACAATCGCCTTTTAATGTAAACGGACGAGTTCCTACGTGTGCTATCTTTTGACTTAGCTCATTTTCAATCCATACTGTGTATCCTGCTTCTTTTGCTTTGCCACAAAAGTAAACATCTTCGCCTACTAGATTAGTATAGCCTTCATTCCAAGTTACACTAAAATGCGGTCTAGTCATACTTTCTATGACTTCACGCTTAACAAGCATACAGCCCATGCCGACGGCATACGCTTCTTCTATACCAGTTGTACTGAAAATTCTCATGTCTAAATCACGTTCATCTTTAAACGCAACTGGACGATGAGGAGGTACTCGTGTACTATAGTTACATGCTATGATATCTTTATCATAACTTAGTAATGCCTCTAGTACATTGGTTGGAAACTTCATATCTGAGTCCAACCATAAAATATGTGTGCAATCTGTTTCCAATGCTTCGTCAACTAACTGTTGTCTTTGCATTGCTACTTCGCTGCCCATGACCATATGTAGAGAAACCTTTACACCAGCCTCGCCACACTTTTTTGTAAGCATGGAGAGACTGTATGTAAAAGCCGCTGTCACGTGGTCGCGCACAGGAACGCAGATCGCAACTTGCGATTCCTTATTGTTCTTATAATGGAACTTAGGAATACTTACCATGAACTA